AGGTTTTAACCCTCTTCTGTGGGAGTTGGAAAATGGCCAAATAGTGCACTACTAACAGTATTGTTACGGCGGAAAGGCCTCCCCCGCCCGTAATATCCTTTTTGGTAGGAAAATGACCCGCCACAGTACGGACACCGTAGCAGACCAGACAGCCAGTGAACATATTCATTTGTTGAATGTTCATAAGGCTTGCGCTTTGCCGCCCGTTCCTCCATAATCGTTTGCACCTTGTCAAAAGTTTCTTTTTCTACAATAGGGGGGTGCTTTCCGTCATATATGCCGTGCTGCCCATCCAGATTGACTTCAAGTTGTCCGCAGTATGTGCGGTTTTTCAGCGTGTAGCGTATTTGCGTATTTGTCCAGTTGTACCCTTTGCGGGTCTTACATCCATTTTCGTTCAGCTTTTTTGCAATCTGGAGATATGGCACACCGTCAATGACTTGCTGGAAGATGTACCGCACCCATTCCGCTTCATCATCAACAATGACAAGCTGGCGGGCGTTTCTGTCCATCCGATACCCAAAAGGGGCAAAGCCAAGATGTTCTTTGCGGTCAACAACCTTTGCCCGTATTCCACGCTTGCTGTCCTTTGACAGCTTCCGCAGATATAATTCACCGCTTGCGCCGTTGATAGCGTCAATGTATAGTTGTGCGTCTTCATCTTGCACCATTGGTTCTGATACGGCAATAACGGAAATACCGTGCTGGCGTATCATTTGTTTATATGTCAAAAATTCAACCATATTCCGGGAAAAACGGAAGCTGTCCCAGATAAGCAGTGCTTTTATGTCCGGCAGCCGCCCAGTGGTTATATCCTCAATCATTTGCAGGAAGCCGGGACGCTTTGCGACAGTGCCGCCGCTTATTCCATCATCACTGTATGTCTTGACAATCTTGTATTTGTTCCGCTTTGCCCAGTCAAGGTTGAATTTGTGCTGGTCCCCCACGGAATATTCTTGATGGTCCGTGGAAGCCCTTGTGTATTCAATGGCTGGTATCAAAAAAATCACCTACTTTCTGCGGTTTTCCTTTTATTTCCCGCACCGTAAGTGATAGTATAATGGTGCGGATGGTATGTTGTATCTGGTATAATATATTGTGCGCCGCCCCGGTAGTGTTCCCAGCACTGCCGGGGCATTTTAGTTTTATTCTTCAACAATCTTTTCAATGTCCCCATTGTCAATGTATATGATGAAATCAGCAAGGGGAGTGCCAGAAAACAGCTGCTTTGCGTCATGTTCTTCACCGTCAACATAATCATAGAAAGATAGAAAAATCATATCCCCGGTGCAATTCATGCGGGCGGTGGTCTTCCGTGTAAAGTTTATAATAGCGTGTATTTCATTATCAGCTGCAAAGTGTTCTTTGTAGTATGACAGTGCGTATTCTTCAAAATCTATGTTTTCAGAGGTGGTGGCATAACGCCAGTTGCCCGTCACATCATTTCTTACATCACCAGCAAAATTCAAAGAAATGTCTGCAATATCCTTGTCGCTGATACCCACAATTTCTTCCCCAGTGCGGTGCGGCACATCCGGCGCAGCTTCCGTGCTTTCTCCCGGGGCTTCTGTTGCTGCGGCTTCTTCCGTTTCTTCTGGCTGGGAAGCGGCAGCAGTTGCAGGGTAAATCTGGTTTTCACCGTCAAGGACGCTGGCAACCGTGCTGCCGTCAAGATACACTTTCAATGTCTTCAATTTATAATTCACATTATAGAAGCCGCCTTTTTCGTTCTTTGTGACAGTAAAGAAGCTGTCAACGCCACATTCCGCAGCCAGTATCTCAAAAACGCCGTCCGCTTCATCACCAGAAAGCCCGGTCACGGTCTTCAATCCGTTTATGCTGGAAGTATAAAAATCATATTGAGAAGATAAAGCGGAAGCCTTTTCAGAACTTCCGCAAGCCGTAAGAGATACACAAACAATCAATGCTACAAGAAAAATCAATCTTTTCATGGTGCGTTTCCTCCATTCATTATTTAGTTTTCGTTAGCTGCTTTCTTTTCTGCGCTTGTGCCGCTGGTGATACTCGAAGCAGTAAAGCCCGTGTTCTGCGCAGAAGATAAGACGCTCTTTTTATATAATTCTTCTGCTTCTTCAACCGTCATTTCTTCCGGCGAAGTCGCAGGAGCGGCAGCAGGCGTGGCAAAAATGCTTCTGAAACGCTCAATAAGCAATTCACGCACATCCGGCGGCAATTCAAAATAAGTCTTAACAATCTGCAAGTCAATTTCCGTGGCGTTGTGTTGCTTCACAAAATCGTCAAGGCTGAATGTATCTGGTTCAATATACATAGAACCGCTGCCAGTGCGCAGCCAACTTTCATTCACGGAATATTCAGAGCATATCAACTTAATAATAGGGTCTTTCGGTTCAACACGCCCACGCTCAAGGTTATTGATAACATCACCACTGACACCCAGACGCTTTCCGAAAGCAACCCTTGATAATTTTTGACTTTCCCGGATTTCTTTTATTCTGTTATTCATTGCGTTGCCCCCTTTCTGTATATGGTAAATCAAATATATCATTATTCTTTTGGTTAGTCAACCAAAAAAATACAAATAAATTTGAAAAAGTGGTTGACAAACCAAAATACATGGTTTATATTTGGTATATCAACCAACAAACGCAAGCAAAATGAGGTTGATATACAAAATAGATAGGAGGGACAAAGCATGGCAGCAGTACAAATGGAAACACTGCTGAAAACTGAAAGCAAGCCGGAAGCAGAAAAGGTCATGCAGCTTTTAGGAGGTATGACCGCAGCGCAGAAAAGTGAAATGCTGGTTTTCATGCAGGGCGTGTGCTTTGCGAACAAAATGCAGGGCGACAAGGAAACATCCAAAGCCGCAGCAGTCCAGACCGTATAAAGGAGGTGGAAGCCGTGGCAAAGGAAAAGGAGGGCTGGAAAGTCCGTGCAATAGGGGTGCAATTCATAGAGGGGCGGCGGGTAGAAAGACCGCTGGAGGATTTCAGCAAAGAAGAACTGCAAGAAATAGCCGCCCGGATGAATGAAAAGGCACTGCGGGCAGCGGGATATATACCAGCAAGGGCAGCCGCAATGTGAAAGAGAGGTGAAGCAGGATGGAAGCGGCAGCAGAAAAGCAAAGTGAAAGCCCGTTGCAACGGGAATTACAACGGGCTTTCAATCAGTCGATTACATACAATTTTTAACCAAAAACTATTGTACCATATCGGCGCATAAAAAGCAAGAAAAATATACTTCCGTAAGTGATTTTTTACGCACGGTCTGTATATACTTCCGTAAGATAGCGGAAACGCCAGAAAACAAGCGGTTTTTGATACCGCATGGCGGGCTTGTATGGGGTATTAACATTCCTACGAAATAGAGTATATAAAGTTATACTTCCGTAAGATATGGACAATAGGGAGATAAAAGACAGAGGGTGAGGGACACCCCGGCTTCTTCCAGATACCCAAAAGCGCATAGAGGATATGGGGACAATGGGGAATAGGAGTGCAGCGGGTGTTTATCAGAGAGAAGAAGACCGACTGCGCCGATTATAGGGAAGTTGACATTATACCCAGAACAGAAGAAGCGGAAATGGCAAGCAGGGGAAAAAGGGGGAAGCGCAGGAAAGCGCAGAAGCCAAAACAGAACGCCTTGAACGATAAGAACGCCAAACGGTATCTTGTGCAGCTGGCAAATGGGAACTTCCATGCAGGGGATTTGCACACAACATTGACATACAGTGCAGAGAACTTGCCGGGTACAGTCGAAGAAGCGGAAAAGATAGTAAATAACTATCTACGCCGGATTGCATACCGCAGAAAGAAGCTGGGCATTGACCCATTGAAATATATTCTGGTCACTGAATACAAACTGGACAAAGACGGTGGGTGGCTGAAAAGGGTACACCATCACATCATCATGAATGGCGGCATGGACCGTGACGAAGTGGAAATGATGTGGACTGCACAGCGTATCAACTGGAAAAGGGCAGACAGCCCGGACAAGCAAGCAGCGCAGGAGTACCGGGACAGCGTAAAGCGGATGGGCTGGGGCAATGCAGACCGTGTGCAGACGGATGATAACGGGATTGAAGCATTGTGCAAGTACATCACAAAGGACCCGCAGGGAAAGAAGCGGTACAGCAGCAGCCGAAACCTTGACCGCCCGGAAACAGAACGGACGGACAGCACGGAAAAGGCAGCAGCAGACCAGAACTTGTGGAAAGCAAGCCGCAATCTGGCAGAACCAACAGAGAAATGCAACGATTTCAAGTATAGCCGCCGCAAGGTAGAACAACTGGCAAAGTCCCCGGATGGGGGATTGTCGGAGTTTGAAAAGATATATGCAGATTATGACATTGTATCTTGCGAACCTATCTACTACGAACAGACGGGCTGGCATATTTACTTGAAGATGTGGAAGAAGAAACCCCAGCAAAGGGGAAAACCAAAGGGAGGTAATGCAAATGCGAACAGCAGCAGGAAGCAGAAGCAGCGTGGCAAAATATGCAGCAGTGCGCCGCCGCCGGAAGATTAGACGCTTTGTGAACAGATACGGCAACTATATTTTAGCGGCAGCAGTCGCAATGGTTGTCATTGTTGGTGTGTCTATTCTGGCGGCGGTTTTTAGTGCAGATGGACAGACGGCAGCAGCAGAGCAGACAGACACGGCAGAGCCAGAAGAAATACGGGTTATCATCATAGAGCAGGACAAGCCAGAAGCGGAAGCAAGCGTTGATGATACATACCCATTCAACATTATGTCAAAGGACTGGGGAGCGGAAGACCTTGTGGGCTTTAAGTCCTACCAGATACCGCAGGAATACGAAGCAGACGGGGGATGTTTCCCGGATGTAATGCAGAAATACACATACATTATCTGCCAGCAAGCAGGGGTGGACTACTCAAAGACGCTGGCATTGATTGAGATTGAAAGCGGGTATCACTGGGACGCAGTAGGGGACACCGCAGACATAGGCTATATGCAGATAGTGCCAAAATGGCACAAAGACCGTATGGAGCGGCTAAACAGTCAAAATATGCTTGACCCGTTCCAGAATGTGCGTGTGGGCGTTGATTTCCTTGCAGAACTGCTGGAGAAGTACAACGGCAGCTATGAAAAGGCACTGACCGCCTATCAGTACGGCACAAGCGGCGCATATAAATACTGGTTTTCTGCCGGGGTGGACGCTTCCCCATACGCAAAAGAAGTGCTGGCGGTTGCTGACCGCATAGAAGCAGAAATGGAGGTGGCAGCGGATGTTGACTGAAAGTGGGCTGGGCAGACCGCAGCTGGGACAGCTGCTTGATGTAATGATACCCAGCGACAGAATAAAGGTGATTGACGGAGTAAGTGAAAAAGACCCGGTTTTATACACGGGATATGCGGCAAATTACAACTATTCACGGGAGAAGATAGACAAGACCCGCCGTGTTGCAAAAGTGGGGCTGGGTTGCGACATTTTCAGAAAAGACAACCCCGGAGGATGGAACACATTTGCACATTCAACAGCACTTGCAGAAGAAGTCCCGGTGGAGAGTATCAGCAATTTTGAATATGCAGACTTGCAGGAAATCATTTACACAAGAATATTTCTGGAGGTGGCAGCGGATGAAAAAGGATGAATACAAAGACATTGTGATTTCATTACACCAGAACTGGTGGGAGGAAATGAAAGCAGGAAGAAAGCTGCTGGAAATCCGAAAGACCAGACCGCAGGGCAAGGGACCATATACAGTCATAGTGTATGTCACGGGCGGCGTGGGCATAGTGGGTGAATTTGTATGTGATTGCTTTTATCAGATACCCACAAAGCAAATACCCGTCTGGGCATTGCCAGAGGATGAAGAAAAGCCGCCGTACAATCTGGAAAAGGCAAGTTGTCTGACACGGCAGCAGTTGCAGCAGTACGCCGGGGACACAGACAAACCGTTGTGGGGCTGGCACATAACAAAGCTGGTGGAATATGACACCAGATTGACGCTTTCTGATTTAGGCATTAAGACTGCGCCGCAGTCATGGTGCTATTCAAAGTTAGGAGGTGCGGCGTAAATGGAACTTGACCAGATACAGCGTGAAAAGGTGCTTGAAAAGCTGGGAAAAATCAAAGCACTGGCAGAACGGGGAGTGGGCGGCGAAAAAGAAACTGCGCTGCGGATGTATGAGGAATTAAAGCGCAAATATGACATTTCCCCAGATGAAGCGGAAGCCGCATTGAACAAACTGGAAAAGCGGTGGTTTTCATACAGAACAGAACCGGAAGAACAGCTGCTATTGCAGATTTTCTACAAAGTGACCGGGGAAGAAAGCCATTTTGTCTATACCGGGCAATACAGCCGCAGGAAAAAGCGTGGTGTTATGTGTACGGAACTTGAAGCGGCAGAAATACAGCTGCTATTCAACTTTTACCGGGAACAGCTGAAAGAAGAACTTGAAGCGTTCATGATTGCTTTCAAGAACAAAAATGACCTATACCCGGACGAAACCGCAAGAGCATACAAGGAACGCAAAGGACGCAGCAAAGAAGAACTGACGGAAGAAGAATTGAAGAAGTACAGAAAAGCGGCAATGATGGCAGACTTCATGGACAAGAAAGAGCCGCCACGGGCAGCGATAGAAGACAAGGAGGGCGCAGCAGATGGAGAAAATTAAAAAATCAGAGAGCATGGAAACGATAGCCCAGAAAGTCATTGAAGAACACAAAGAAGATTTTGACTGGATAGAGTACGAAGAAATCAAGATTGCCTATGTGTATTCAGACAAAGAGAAGCGGCAGCAGGGGCGCAAGGTATTTGGGGAGTGCAGAAAAGCAGACCCGACAACAAAGGAACTGGCGCAGTGTGATTTCATCATCACATTTTACGAACCGAACACACGGCGATTTTCTGAAAAGCAATTATACATCCTTATGTATCATGAATTGCTTCATGCAAGCATGAAAAGCGGAAATGCCGCAATACAGCCGCATGATTATGTTGTGGGCGATTTCAGAAAGATTGTGGAAAAATACGGCGCAGACTGGGCAGAGCCGGGAAAGGATGAAGCAGCAGAATGAATGAAAACCAGATACAACTAACGCTGGGCAGCCTATTTGACGGAATAGCGGGTTTTCCGCTTGCGGCAGCAGGGCTGGGGATAAAAACAATATGGACCAGCGAAATTGAACCAAACTGCGTGGAGATAGCGGCAAGGCATTTCCCGGAAGCAAAACAGCTGGGAGATATAACGAGATTGAACGGGGCAGACATTGACCCGGTGGACATTATCAGTTTTGGCAGTCCGTGCCAGAACCTATCAACGGCAGGAAATCAAAAAGGACTTGACGGCGAAAAATCACAGCTTTTCTTTGAAGCCGTAAGAATAGTTTATGAAATGCGAGGTGCGACAGATGGAAAATACCCAAAATACATTATCTGGGAGAATGTGGCAGGGGCTTTTTCAAGCAATAAAGGGCAAGATTTCCGCAGGGTGCTTGAAGAAATCACAAAAACCTACATTCCAATGCCTAATAGTAGAAGATGGGCGGCAGCCGGAATGGTTAGAAGCTGGGGGGGCAGTACAGCTTGGCGAGAAATGGACGCTCAATATTGGGGAGTACCCCAGCGAAGAAAGAGAGTGTACCTTGTTCACTGTTTTGGAAATGACCGTGCCGGACAAATACTATTTGAGTGCGAAAGCGTGTTGCGGAATATTGCGCAGGGCGAAGCAGAGGGGCAGAACGCTTCCACCAACACTGGAAGAAGCACTGAAACAGCAGATACAACGCCAACAGTCTTCACTATTGCAGGAAACGCAATAGGACGCACTGGGAAGAACGGTGGAAACCAACTGGGCATTGGTCAAGATGTAAGCTACACACTGACGGCAGCAGACAGACACGCAGTTGCGGTCCCGGAGTTTGAAGCATACAGACTTTCTGGCTATGGAGATTATGCAGAGGGTGTGGGGACATTGAGAGCCAGCGGCGGCGATTATGGGGGGGTAGTGAAACAATGATTGTTGAAAAAAGATTGCAATATGCGGAAGCCTACCAGCACCACGGGTACAGAATGAGCGAAACAGCAAACACGCTGACAGCTGGACAGAATAGCAGTGTAAGAGGTGACACCAGCTTTGTGATTGAAAATGATGTGGTCCGTTTTGAAGATTTCACCGTGAATGATGATTGCGGCAGCAGATGGGCTTATATCTGCCCGGAGTGCGTGAAGAAATACGGCATTTCAGAAGCGTTGCTTTCTGACGGCTGCGCCGCAGATGTTATGTGCAGCGTTGAGGGTTGCCAGAATGAAGCGGATTGGTACATTGACATTCCAGACGATACAGAGGGACCGGCAGCAGGGGAAAGCGTCTGGCAGATTGCAGCGGATAAGCTGCGGGGCATAGGACGGCGCATTGTTTACAAGGTGCGAAGACAGACCCCCACGGAATGTGAACGGCTTGACGGCTTCCCGGATGGATGGACGAAGTTTGACACAAAGGGCAATGAAATTTCTGACACTGCAAGATATACGGCACTGGGAAACAGTATTGCCATACCGTGTGCAGTCCGGGTGTTTCAAGGCATTACAGCAGTAGAAAGAGAGGTGGCGCAGGGTGACAGCTGACAAAATGACAGAAAAGCTGGCGAAGCTGAAAGCCCTTGCAGAAAACGGCGTGGGCGGCGAAAAGGAAACCGCCCAGCGGATGTATGAGGATTTGAAAGCAAAGTACAGCATAACGGATGAAATGGTGGAAGCCATACGGAAGCCGACAGCGCAGGAAGTAAAGCAGGAACTTTCCAGCATATCATTTGCATTATGGGTGCTTGCAAACAATCTGGCAGAAGAAGTTGAAATGTGCAACCGCTGCCCATATCCGCAAGGCAGCAGCAGTTGTGACGGCTGCGCCACAATAGAAAACCGCAAAGACCTTGAAAAGCAGTATGAGGAATTAAAGCTGCAATTTGAAAGAGGTGTTGCGGATGGATGAAGAAATTGTGAAAACGGCGTGGGGGGGGGTACAGCCCAAACACATTGCACAATGTAGACTGCATGGAAGCAATGCGGAAGATACCAGATAAATTCTTTCAACTTGCAATAACAGACCCGCCGTATGGCATAGGGATTGACGGGCAGAAATTGAGCATAAACAAAAACCCAAAGCATAACCGCAAGCAGCATACAAAGAAAAGCTGGGACAGCGGCGGCATACCAGGCGCAGAATACTTCCGGGAACTTGAAAGAATATCTGAAAATCAGATTATCTGGGGTGGCAACTACTTTGTAGAGCATTTGCAGCAGGGGCATAAAGGCTGGATTGTCTGGGATAAAGGACAGCACGGCTTGACAATGAGCGATTGCGAACTTGCCTATTCATCATTTGACAGCCCCACACGCATTGTAACTATAAACCGGGTGGAATTGCTGAAAGATGGCACTTTTCATCCGACACAAAAGCCAGTGAAGTTGTATGAATGGATATTGCAGCACTACGGGCAGCAGGGGGACAAGATAATTGACACACACGCTGGAAGCGGTGCAAGCTGCGTGGCTTGCCACAATCTGCGGTTTGACTGGCTGGCATTTGAGATTGACCCGGAATATTACCAGAAAGCGGATAAACGCATAAAAGCAGAGCAAGCGCAAATGTCAATATTTGATTTCATGTAGAGATTAGCAAACTGGAAAGAAAGAGAGGTGGCAGCGGAAATGGAAGACAACGGCATGATTTATATATGCAGTCCGTACCGGGGCGAAGTAAAGCGCAATAAAGACTATGCAAGGGAACTGACACGCAAGGCGATTGACAACGGATTTGTCCCGGTCACGGTGCATTTGTACTTGACAGAAGCCCTTGACGATAACAAGCCGGATGAACGAGCAAAAGGAATGGAAGCAGGGCAGACGATACTTGACAACTGCAAATTCATTCTGGTGGGCAATAGATACGGAATATCAGAGGGAATGGCAAGCGAAATCAGCAGGGCATTTGATAAAGGCAAAGTATTTCTGACGGAGGGTGACAAAGGAACATTGACGGCAGTTGTGACACCAGTATTACAAGAATACTTTGAAAAATACAAAAAGGAGGTATAAGAAGTGCAGGGGAACTGGGATGAATTACAAGAAGCGGAAAAATTCAGAATTATTCTGGAAAGCAAGGTTGAAAGACACGGCATAGGAAGTCTGCTTGAATGGCTGGACGAAGTGGGATTTTATGAAGCCCCAGCAAGCACGAAGTACCACGGCGCATATCCGGGCGGGCTGGTAGAGCATAGCAACAATGTGTATAGGCGGCTTGTAATGCTTGCAGCAGGGGAAGACAAAAGGCTGAAACATACAACGCCGGAGTATTCAGAAGAAACGCTGGCTATTGTTGCACTGCTGCATGATGTTTGCAAAGTGGGCGTGTATCACCCGGAGGAAAAAGACGGAAAGCAGCAGTACAGCTTCAAAGACGGCTTCCCATACGGACACGGTGAAAAGTCGGTGCTTTACATCATGCGGCACATATACTTGACGGAAGAAGAAGCACTGGCAATCCGTTGGCACATGGGACCGTTTGACAAAGCAGCACAAGGGGACTTCCGGGACATGGACAAGGCTTTTAAGCAAAGCAAGCTGGCAGCAATGCTTCATTTAGCAGATATGATGGCAACACACCTTGATGAAAGAGAGGTGGGCAGCGGTGCTTGAATTTTACACGGCAGCGAAGCCCAAAGCCCGGAAGCGGCACAAATGCGACTTGTGCGGAAAGACCATTGAACCGGGCGAAAAGTACAGCTGCTTTTCTGGAAAGTATGACGGCGAAATGTTCACAACAAAGCATTGTCTGCCGTGCAATAACATTGTGAACGCATATTGCGACAGATACGGCAACGAATACAGCGAAGACGAAGTGGCAGAGTGGTTGCAGGAAGAATATTGCGACAAGTGCGAACATGGCGGCTGGGCTGATGATGATTGCGAGTTTGTCACAACAGATTGCCCGCACATACGGGAACACTTCACGGAAAGAGAGGGGGGCAACAAGTGAAAAATGAAACTGAAATGGGGGAAAATTGAAATGAAAATAGCGAACAAGAAGCGCAGCGAAGCAACAGAACAAGTCCGGGTCATTAACTGGTCAAGGGCTTATGCAACAGACTTCCCGGAATTAAAGCTGCTTTATCATATACCGAACGGCGGCAGCAGAAACCAGCTGGAAGCCCAGAACCTAAAAGCGCAGGGCGTGAAAGCGGGTGTGCCGGATTTGTGTTTGCCGGTCCCGCATGGCAACTTCCACGGACTTTACATTGAAATGAAGTATGGGAAGAACAAGACAACAGAAAAGCAAGACTGGTGGCTGGGACAGCTGAAAGCGCAGGGATATGACACGGCGGTTTGTTATGGAGCGGATGAAGCAATGGACAAAATAGCCGGGTATCTGGAGATAGAGAAAGAAACGGGGCGAGTGCATGAAAGCAGTACCTATTGAGTTAAAAGCAGCACAACAATACATAGATACACACCACAGACACCACAAGGCGGCACACCGGGACAAATTCAGAATAGCGGCTGCGGATGAAGCAGGGAACATTCTGGGGGTTGTGCAAGTAGGAAGACCAGTAAACAGAAACATTGACAATGGAACAACACTTGAAGTTTTGAGATTATGCACTAACGGCGAAAAGGATGTATGCAGTTTTTTATATAGCAGGGCTGCGAGAGTTGCAAAAGAACTGGGATATACAAAAATTATCACATACATTCTGGAAACAGAAACGGGGGCAAGTCTAAAAGCAAGTGGATGGCAACTGGAAGCGGACGGCGTGGGAGGCGGCAGCTGGAATTGCCCAAGCAGACCACGGGAAGTGATACCACACCAAATGACGCTGATTGAAGAAAAGCCAAAATACCCGGTAAATGTGAAAAAGCAAAGATGGTGCAAAGAGTTAGGAGGATAAAAGTTGAAAGCTGCTGACAATATCATGAAACAGCATATACCGTATTACAACAACATGAAGCGGGCTGGTGCTTTCCAGAAGCCAAAGAAGCAAGGAAAGCCAAAAAGAACACGGCTGACAGAAATAAATCATAACAAAAAGACGGTGCTAAAAGGAAAAACAACCGTATCTGCTGCCGTAAAGAAATTATTTGACTATGAGGAAACCGGGCTGACACCGTATGAGGTGCAAAACCTTATTGAACGGGAAAGAAACTTGACAGAACGCATAAAGAAGTTGGAGGGCTGGCAGGATGAATGATGTTGACCGTTGTTTAATATGCGGCGAGATTATCCCGGAGGGTGCGCAAGTATGCGCAGACTGCATGAAGCGGAACGGGATTGACGCAGGGGAAGCGCAGGAAATCACGGAAGAATTACGAGACATAGCCGGGGTGCTTTCAATCACGGCAAACACAGACGGAAACATTAAACAGTCAATGGAAAGCATATTGAGAATAGCAGACAGATTGGAGCGAAAGAAGAATGAAAAAAGCAAAAGAACCACAGTATTTGCCGCTGGTAGCATTGGCAAGGCTAAAGACGGCAACAACCTATGAAGAAATACGGCAGCAGTTAAAGGGGCAGGGCTTCACGGTAAAGCAAATGAAAGCAATGGTCCGCTGCATGAATTATTTTGACGGGCTGCTGGTGTATGTATCAAAGTGGAACTGGGACAACCACGCAGCATGGCATTTATACAACTGGTCCGTGAATGATGATGAAGCAGTCAAAAAGGCACTGTATGAAGCAGAGCAATTCAACGAGTTTGGCAGCGGAGTATATAAAGACAACTTCCAGAAGTTTGATGAAGACTGGAAAGCAGAAACCTATGACCCCGGCGCAACATTCATCTTTCAAGACGCACAAGTGGAGGTCACAGAGGTTGTGCAGGAAGAAGTGGACAACATAGACAAGGCAAAGGTGCATAAAGCAAATCGGCAAGCAGAAGACGCAAAGCACGATAAACGCCGCAGAAGACGGATGAACGCCAGCAAGGGCAACAAGTACCGCAAAAGATATTTTTAGGAGGGCGCAAGAATGGGAAGAAAGCATTACAGCGGAAAAGAACTGATTGCAAGACGGCAACTTGAACGGCAGCGGCAGCAGGCGCAGGAAAACGGCTTGCGACAGCGGACAAGGAACATAAACCAGCTGAAAAGGTCGGTGGAAGCAGCAAGGCAGGATATGCGCCAGAGAATGAGGGAGGGAAAAGACAATGGCATTTCTGATTGAGGTTATAAAAGGACTGCTGATATTCATTGCAGTTTGCGTGGGGCTGGGCGTTCTTTACATAGTCTTTATCATAGCCCGTGAAGTAGGTTGGATGGTACAGCAGGAAAACCGCAAGCAGTATGAAGCGAAGCAGAAAGAGGGTGAAGACGAATGATGAAGTCATTTTTTAAGGCACATTGTCCGCTTGAACTGGGGGACACGGTGGCAATCTTTCCGGGAGAAGCTGCAACGCTTTACTATCTGCCGGACGGCGTAAAACTGGACGAAGAAACAGCAAAGAAAGCGGAGTTGCACAAGGTCACAGAGATTATGGCACAGCACTTTGTAAAAGCCCAGAAAGTAGTATTTGCGTATCAGCTGGACAATACAGAAGATTTTGTGACATACACCGTGAAAGTGCCAGTGCAGCAGATGGCGAAAGCGGTTGACACGGGCGGCGGCGTAATACTTCCGTAAGTATAAATAATGCACAAATATACTTCCGTAAGATTGTGCAATATTCCGGGTTGTTTTTATACTTCCGTAAGTATATAATAAAGACAGTTAAAGAAGTACAGCAACGGAGGTACAAAGATATGACAACAGCGGAAAAGAAAGCAATCAAAGCAAGGACGAATGATTTAATCAAAGCCGGAGTTGAAAAGGAGCTGGCAAAGGTTATGGCAAAGGCTGAATTTGAAGCCGGATTGATTAGAACAGTTGTGAACTACGATTGAAGCACAAGCCCCGGTCTTCCGGGGCAGGAATTACGGAGGTAAAGAGATATGACAAAAGCAGCGTTAAAAGAAAAATACACAGAATGGAACATTTCAATTTCAAAGCAGGAAGACAGACAAAAGGAAATCTGGGAAGAATTGCAGCAGTTGTGCTTTGAACACGGGGACGGTCACAAATGGTGCAGCATGGAAAAACTTGTTGAAGAACTGATAAAAGCCGGAAAGACCACAAAGGCAATGCAGCTTGTTTCTGAATACTACACGATAGAGGGGCAGAAAGAAGCACTGCGAAATTTAGCAATAGCAACGAACAATTTTAAGATTTAACAGAGCAGCACCCGCCCCGGCTGGGAACTGGGGCGGGATGATATAAAACCAGATACAAGGGAGCGGAAAGCAAATGCAGGAATACAAAGAATTTAAGCTGACCGAAAGAGGAAAGCAACGGCAGATTGTAAAGCCAGATTTTGCAGAACGCATAAAAAGACGCATAAAGGAGGGCGCACACATGAAAGTATTATCAATTATCAACCTAAAAGGCGGGGTGGCAAAGACCATTTCCAGTGTGAATATGGCGCACATTCTGGCAGCAGTCCACGGCTGCAAAGTGCTTCTGATTGACAATGACAAGCAGGGCAACGCCAGCAAGATTTTGAACCGCCACAGCTACAATGGCAAGGGAACAGCAGAGGTAATGACACAGAGGGGCGTTGACCCAGCAGAAGTTATCCAGCACACAGATTATGACGGGCTGGACATTATCACGGCAAATATGAACTTGCTGACAGCCAACCTTGAAGTAATGCTGGACCAGTCAAGACCGCAGCAAACACGCTTCAAGAAGTTTCTGGAGGGCTTACAGTCTGAATATGATTACACAATCATTGACAACGCCCCGGACATTAACATTTCAACCATCAATGCGCTGGTAGCGTCAAATGATGTAATGATACCGCTAACGATTGATGATTTTGCTATTGATGGGCTGGCAGAACTGAAAGAACAGATTGACAACACACGGGAAGACCTAAACCCCGGCTTGCGCTTCTGCGGGTGCTTTGTTACACAGTATGACCGCACGAACGAAGCGGACACGCAGGGCGAAGATTTTTTGAAGTCGCTGGAATATCCGTTGTTTGCAACGCATATCAGAAAGACACCAAAAATGAAGCCCAGCACATTCGCAAGAAAACCCATTCTGGAGTATTCCAGCAGATGTGGCGCAGCGTATGACTATAAAGCACTTGTTGACGAATATTTGAGAATGTGACCGAATGGGACACATTGCAGAGCATAGGAGGGAAAGAGCATGGCAAGCAATAACAAATTCAATCTGACGCAGTTATTAAACCAGAGGTCGAAAGAAGCGGCAGCAGTTGCAGCAGCAGTGACAGAAAACGCAGAAAAGGAAACCACAACAGAAGCAGTGACCAGCACGGCAGACATTTATGATTTGATACCGTCAAAAGACAATTTCTATTCCACGGACAGCGTGGAAGACTTGAAGCAGTCCATTGAACTTCTGGGAATACTGCAACCGCTTCTGGTTACAAATGAAGAAGACGGAAAGCGGCGCATTATTGCCGGACACCGCAGACGGCTTGCAATCATGCAGCTGGTGGACGAGGGAAAAGAGCGTTTCCGATATGTGCCAATCATGGTGAAACCCACAAAGGACGCAATCATTGACCGTCTGGCACTGATTATGACAAACCGTTTCAGAGAAAAGACGGACTGGGAGAAAATGACAGAAGCACTTGAAACGGAAAAACTGGTGCTGGAACTGAAAGAGCAAATGGACATTCCGGGGCGCACCCGTGATTTGCTTTCAGAGATTGTGGACGCTTCCCCGGCGCAGCTGGGAAGATATAAGGCAATCAGCAACAATCTGACAGCTGAATTGATGGCAGAGTTTAAGGCGGGCAAAATCGGCGTGTCAATCATTTATGAAGTGTCCGGGATGGATAAGGAATGGCAGCTGCGGGCGTTGCAGATATACAGAGAGAATGAAGACACGCTGACGCTGCCAGACATTAAGGCATTAAAGAAACAGCAGGAAGAAGCAAGGCAAATTCCGGGGCAGCAGTCCATTGAAAGTCTGACGGGGCAGCAGGACACGCAGGAAGCCGCAGAAGCGGAAGAAATGCAGCAGGGCGAAGAAGTGACCGCAGAAGCAGAAGAAGCCGCCACAGAGGGCGCAGAGAGCGCAGACGGGGCAGAATATGTTGACCCGCAGCCGGAAACAATGACTTCGCTTTGTTACAGCTGCACAAAATATGAAAGCTGCCACGATAAGAAATCAACCGTCACCAGCTGCAATGCCTATGTGGACAAAAAAGAAGCATACAAGACAGATGAACAGCGATACAACGAAGAACAAGCGAAGATTGACGCTGAAACCAGAAAGAAGCTGCGTGAACAGCAGCAGGAAGCGAAGATGGCGGCAGGTCCCACAGAAAAACAGCATGAGGAAATCAGACTGGCAACCAGCAGATATGAGGAAATCACAAGCGGCGCACTTTCTTTCTTACTTCTGAAAAAGGATGGTTACAAGCTGGGCGAAGAATTGACGCTGCCGGAATACGCAGACGGGAAAGCAACCGGGCGCACACTTGAAATCAAAGTGTCATATATCTGGGAAGACTGGACGGGACTTGATGATGATTACTGCATTTTGGGTTTTCAGCTTATGAGTTATACACCGCTTGCGGCAGCGGGAGAGTATGCAGACCAGCAAACATTACAACCGGGAGCGTGATTGATAGATGGTACAAATTTTAGAACTTTTTGGCGGCATAGGGTCCCCACGCTGCGCATTGCGAAATTTGAACATACCGACAAAAGCCATTGACTATGTGGAGATAGACGAAAAGGCGGTGCGCACATACAATGCAATGTTTGCAGAAGAATTGCAGTATAAGACACAAAGCGTTGTTGGGTGGAACTTGAAGCCGGATATTTTAATACATGGCAGCCCATGCCAAGATATGTCAATAGCGGGACACCAAGGCAAAGCGACAGCAGAGGGCGGCAGAATAAACCACGGAAAGGGCGCAGACGAAGGGAGCGGCACAAGGTCAAGCCTAATGTGGGAAACCATAAACATAATAAGAGGGATGGGAGAATGGAAACCAAAATATGTGATATGGGAGAATGTAAAAAATGTGCTGACAAAGTACAACAGAAAAAACTTTGACAGATATTTGCAGGAAATGGAAAAGCTGGGATATACAAGCGCATACAGAGTGCTTGACGCAAGGGATTTTGGATTGCCGCAAGCCCGTGAAAGAGTTTTCACAATATCCGTGCTGGACGGCGAACAATTCTGCTTTGATGACTTGATAACAACGCCAATGAAAGATATTGCAGAATTTCTTCTGGACAACGAAACGGTCCCGCCTGTGTGTGATGTGACGCACCCCCGCGTTTCCAAGTTGA